TTAACATCTACTGGAACTGGTGTTCAGTGGGTTTCAAACTCAGCAGCATCATTAGATGGTTTAACTGATGTTACTATCACATCACCAACTGCCCAGCAAGTTTTAAAATATAACGGATCGATCTGGCAAAATTCTAATCCAGATGCTGTAATAGCCTCTGCAGTTTTTGCCACTAATGCTCAGTCGGATCTTGGTTTAGTCACTGATGGTGTAGTGACAATTACAGAAGATCTAGGATTAGTAACTGCAGTTTCTGAGTACATTTATAACATGGGTACTCTTGTTGTTGATGGTATCGTTTCATTGAATAATATCGATCAGTCTATTAAGGCTGACTATATTGCTTACTCTATTATTTTTGGTTTCTAAAGGAAAAACATGGCTCGCCAACTAGTTGAAAAATATATTTTTACTCCAGGTATTGCAAATGCTGGAACTATTAAGTTCCCTGGAAAGTGTGATGCGACTCAACTATTGATTGTTGCGAATAAATCTATTCAAGAAAACATTTATGCGATTGGTGATCCAACTCGTAGTGGTACAGTATCATTCGACCCTAGTGATAGTAATACTTTTTATTCCGAACAAGATGGTGCTACTACTGTAACATTTAGTAAAGATACTTCGGCAATGTCAGCCAATGACAAAATTGCCATTTATACTGATGCGCCTAAACAAGTTGGTAACATTGTTCGTCCATATGCATTCGGTGTTGATGCAATTGAAAGAATGCGTATCGCACAACCACAATCACTAATTGATGCTGACTTTGAATATGGTCTTCAACCAACAAAGTGGCAGAACTATACTGACATTCGTAATGTTCCAGGAATTTTTGAAAAGCCTGGACTAGATTTGTTTATTACTTCTATCACTACTGATGGTAATTCTCCATCAATGATCACTGTAACTACTTCTGTTTCTCATGGTCTTACTGTTAATAACCCAGTTATTATTTTTGGATTAACCAACACTGCAAACTACGCAAGAGCAGAAGGTGCTTTTGTAATTAACTCTGTTCCAACTAGCACTACATTTACATACTATGCTAAAGGTATTGTTGGAACAAATGGTTTATCAATTTTTGGTAGTTCCACTTATGGTCGTCGTGGTGGTTTTTATGCTGGTTCACAATTACCTGTTTCATCTGTTACATCAAACGGAGCGAATCCATCAGTTATTACTGTTACTTGTTCTGCCAACCATGGTTTAGTTCCAGGTGCTCCTGTCGTTGGTGTTGCCAGTTCTGTTGGGACAAACCACGCACTATTAACTGGTAACTTTTTTGCAGAATCAGTTCCATCTCCAACTACATTTACATTTACTGCTCGTGTCGGTGGTGCGGTGGCTTCCGCTGCTATTACTATGGTTATTCATACAAGATCAGATGCGTTTGTTATGCATCGACCATTTGATGGTGGTGTGACTCTTGGAACTTTTGTTGCCTCACATGGTGCGTCTGTTTCTCGTCAAACTAAAAAGTATATGCGTTACCAATCTGGTAAAGGTGTTCTTTGGACTTCAGGTGTTTTATTTAATCCAGTTCTTAACCTTGACCAAATCTCAGCTGCAAATACTACTGTTGGCTCAACAATTACTGTCACAACAGAATCTGACCATGGTTTACAAATTGGTGCGTCAGTTCTAATTTCTGGTGTTGTTACCAGTGGATACAACGGAACATATGGTGTTGCTGGTATTACCAGTGAAAATATTTTTACAGTTTCTGCACAGGGTACACTAGGTTCTACTAGTGCAGTTATTACAAACCTTCCTCGTGTCACAGTTAAAAACTGGCATGGGGCTTCTGTTCGTGTTGGACCATTCGATGATCAAAATGGATTATTCTGGGAATTTGACGGATCAGAAATGGCAGTTGTTAAAAGATCAGGTACATATCAATTATCTGGTTTTGTGGCAGTAAATGCTGGATCACAATTAATATCTGGCACAAATTGTCGTTTCACTCAACAATTAAAAGCTGGTGATAGAATTGTTATTCGTGGTATGACTTACATGGTTGGTTCCATTACTGATGATAATACAATGACAGTTAACCCAGAGTATAGAGGTGTCTCAAATTCTACTGGGGTTAAAATTTCAGTTGTTATAGATCAAAGAATTCCTCAATCTCAATTTAATATTGATAAAGTTGATGGTACTGGTATTTCTGGATACAATTTAAACCTTAACAAAATGCAAATGTTGGGTATTTCATTCTCTTGGTATGGTGCTGGTTTTATCGACTTTATGTGTCGTGGTGGTGATGGTAATATGGTTCTTGTTCACCGTATGAAACAGAATAACTTAAACGATGAAGCATACATGCGATCTGGTAACAGCGCAGTTCGTTATCAAGCTATCAATGAATCTGTTATTGGAAGATTAGCCACAACTATTAGTAATTCAGCAACATCAATTGAGTTAGTAGATGCGCAGCGTTTCCCATCTAGCGGAACTGTAATGATAGAAAATGAGTGTATTAATTATAGTAGTAAAGCAGGTAATATTTTAAATGGTTGCACCAGAGGTGCTTCCTTCCAACAATTTGCTGGCGGATCTCAGAAAACATTTAGTGGTGGTGCAGCTGCATCCCATGTAGTTGGTAATGGTTTTAATTCAGTTATTCTTATTAGTTGTACAGCATCACCAGTTATTAATCACTGGGGTTCATCTTATATTATGGATGGTGGATTTGATACTGATCGTGGATACTTTTTTAACTATGCATCATTAAATAATAATATTCCAGCAGACTCATCAGAAACAGCTTTCTTCTTAAGATTAGCTCCATCTGTATCAAACTCTATATCTGGAACTTTAGGTGAACGAGATTTAATTAATAGATCTCAGTTATTGCTACAAAAACTACAGATGACATCAACACAAAATATTCAAGTTTACGGTATTTTGAATCCAGGTAATATTGATGCGTCTTCATTAACATGGAATTCTGTTAATACTAGCGCATTAGGATCCCAACCATCATTTGCGCAAATTTCAACAAGCGTTACTACTACTGCAACTCCAGGTGAACAAGTGTTTGCGACGCTTGCGCAGGTTAATGGTTTTGCTGAAATCGACTTGGGTCAGTTAAAAGAATTAACTAATTCTGCTATTGGTGGATATAGTAATTATCCAGATGGTCCAGATGTCTTGGCAGTTGTTATTAAAAACTTATCTGCTTCTTCGTGCACCACAAACATCAACTTATTCTGGTCAGAAGCCCAAGCATAAATATATCGAAAGAGGAATAATAAATGGCAACGCAAGTACAATTTAGAAGAGGAACTACTACCCAGAACAATGCATTCACAGGTGCTATTGGTGAGATTACCTATGACACTGAAGTAAAAACATTTAGACTTCATGATGGTACAACTCCAGGTGGTGGGTCAATTTTAATTAATAATACTTTTGCACAAACACTAACCAATAAAACCATGTCCACAAACTGTGTTTGGAATGGTCAGCCAATCGGTTTAGGATACGGTGGTACTGGTGCTTCTCTGTCAGCAGCTTCTGGTGCAGTTGCTTATTCTACAAATAGTAGTATTGGATTTACTGGTGTTGGTTCTTCTGGTCAGCTGTTAGTTTCTTCTGGATCTGGTGTGCCTGCTTGGGTTTCTCCAGCTTCAATTACTGCAGGTACTTCTAGCACTGCCGTTACTGCCACTAACATTGCTGGCGGATCAGCTGGTTACCTACCTTACCAAGCAGATACTGGAACAACTTCCTTTATTGCTCCAGGTGCTTCAGGAACTTTCCTTATTTCTACTGGTGCTTCTTCTGCTCCATCTTGGGCAGCTGGACAAATTACTGTTGGTTCTACTGCAATTTCTTTGGGTAGCACTAGTGCTTCTTTAGCTGGATTAGATATTCTTACTGCCACGGGTTCAAGCAACTGGAAAATCCCAGTTGGTAGTACTGGTCAAAGACCAGTAACTCCTGCCACTGGTATGATCCGCTATAATAGTACTCTTTCTTCTTTTGAAGGATATGCTGCAGCAGCATGGGCATCTCTGGGCGGTGTAAAATCAGTTGATGGATTTACTTTTATTATTGCAGAAACATCTGCAAGTGCATCAAATGGTGACTTAGATTTTTATGCTGAGGATGGTGCAGGAACTGCATCAACTCAAGTTGGTCAATGGAATAGAACTAATCTTAAAGATTACACTGGTACGCTAGTTGGAACACAAACTACTCAGAATGTGTTCAATGTAACTGCCACTACTGTTAATGCCTTTGGTGCAGCAACTGCATTAACAATTGGTGCTACTACTGGTACATCTACAGTTCGCAATAATTTAACTGTTACTGGTAATTTAACTGTAAATGGTACTACTACTACTGTAAATTCAACTACTGTTGAAATTCAAAATGCCTTTGTGTTTGAAGGTGCTACTGCTGATGGTTTTGAAACAACATTATCCACAGTAGATCCTACTGCAGACAGAACAATACTTTTACCTAATGCTAGCGATACGCTAGTTGGTAAAGCAACTACTGATACTCTTACTAATAAGTCTATCGATTTAACAAATAATACATTAACTGCTACTTCTGCTCAGTTGGCGACAGCCATTACTGACGAAACTGGTACAGGTGTTATAGTGTTTGGTACTAGTCCGACATTGACTACTAGCGTTGTTGCTGGTAGTGCATCGATGGATATTTTCAATACAACAGCCACTACTGTTAATGCTTTTGGTGCAGCTACCTCTCTTAATATTGGTAATGCTACTAGTGCTACATTAACACTTCGTCCAGGTACTGTTGTTGGTTCAAATACTACTCAGAACTTATACAATACAGTAGCCACTACTCTTAATATTGGTGGAGCAGCTACCACAGTTTCTATCGGTGCATCGACTGGTACATTAACATTAAATAATGCCAATACAGTTATCACTGGTAACTTAACTATTAATGGTACAACTACCACAGTTAATTCTAGCACTGTTAATTTAGATAATACTATTTTACAATTAGGTGGCGACACTGTTCCAACAGTCGATGATAATCAAGATCGTGGTGTGGCTTTCCGTTGGTTTAGCGGATCTGCTAAAAATGGTTTCTTTGGCTTTGATGACAGCACTGGATTCTTTACCTTTATTCCAGACACTACAATTACTACTGGTGTTGCTTCTGGGACAGTAGGTGTTATTGATGCTCTTCGTATTACTGGTTCTGCAGCCACTCTAACTACTGCACGAAATATTAACGGAACTGCATTTGATGGTTCTGCAGCAATTACTACTGCATCATGGGGTACTGCTAGAACTATCACTCTTGGTGGTACTGGTAAATCTGTTGATGGTTCTGTTGCAGTTACTTGGACTATCCCAGAAATTATTCCAACTAATACTAGTATACAGTTAGGTTCAATTGGAGTTGGAACTGCTGCTTCTGGTACTGCTGGTGAGATCCGTGCAACTGGAACTATTACTGGTTACTATTCTGATGATCGTCTTAAGACTCGTACTGGCAATATCGAAAATGCTTTGGAGAAAGTTCTTTCTCTTGATGGTTTCCACTATTATGCAAATGAAACTGCTGCATCATTAGGATACGATTCTTCTAAACAAGAAGTAGGTTTGTCTGCTCAACAAGTTCAGGCAGTTCTACCAGAGATCGTTGTTCCTGCTCCAATCGATGCAACATACTTAACTATTCATTATGAAAGAATGATTCCATTATTAGTTGAAGCTATTAAAGAACAGCAAAAACAAATCGAAGAACTAAAAGCAAAGTTAGGAAACTAAAATGGCTGTTTCTACAAGAGATGGGTTAAAACAATATGCGCTAAGAGCACTGGGTGCTCCCGTGCTTGAAATAAATGTGGACGATGATCAATTAGAAGATCGTCTTGATGAAGCATTAGATTATTGGAAAATATATCACTACGAAGGTATTGAGCAGATTTATCTTAAGCAACAAATTCGTGCTTCTGAAATTACATTATCTGCATCAGTTGCAGGTACATTTAATCTTGCTGAAAAAATTACTGGAGCAACTTCTGGTGCTACTGCTGAAGTTTGCCAAGAATCCAGCAGAACTTCTTCTGGAACACTATTACTAGTTAAAAATATTGTTGGAACTTTTACTGCTGGCGAAACGATTAATGGTTCAGCAGGGCATAATGCAACTCTGTCTTCTATTATAATCCGTGAATACGATAATCGTTATATTGAAATTCCAGACTATGTTTGGGGTGTCACTCAAATTATATCTGCTGGACAAGCATCTTCATCAAAGAACATTTTCGACTTGCAGTATCAATTAAGATTAAATGACTTGTATGATTTAACATCTACTTCTTTAATCTACTACAAAACAGTTATGTCGCATTTGGCTCTATTAGATTTAGAGTTAAATGGTCATCAAAGATTTAGGTTCAATCGTTTAAATGGTCGTTTATACCTAGACGCTAATTGGGCAACAGATTTTATTCTTGGTGATTATATTATTGTTCAGTCTTATCGTGCAATGGATCCGACCACATGGAGTAAAGTTTACAACGAACAGTGGTTAAAACACTATGTAACTGCATTGTTCAAAAAGCAGTGGGCAACCAACATTAAAAAATTCTCTGGCATTCAACTTCCAGGTGGTGTAACTCTGGATGGCGATAAACTTTATGATGAAGCCACTACAGAGATTAAAGATCTAGAAGACGAACTACAAAATAAATCTGCGCCTCTTGATTTCTTCTTAGGATAACATGTCAACAACTAATGTTTATTTTTCTCATGGTACTCGAAATGAGCAGTACCTAGTTGAAGATCTCATTATCGAATCTCTTAAGATTTACGGTAATGAGTTCATGTACATTCCAAGAACATTAGTTTCAAAAGACGAGATTCTTGGTGAAGATCGTCTATCAAAATTTACCTCTTCATTTCCAATTGAAATGTATTTTGAGAATGTAGATTCTCTTGGTGGACAAGGTGCTTTTATTCAGAAGTTTGGTTTAATGATGGAACAGTCAGCTACATTGGTAGTTGCTCGTCGTCGCTGGGAACAGATGGTTGGTCGTTATGGTC